AGATCGTCGTACACAGCCTTGTTGTGCTTCCGTTTTCCTAGTTCATCAACTAGTGTATCTATTTCCTGTACTTCTTCAGACGAATATTGGTCTAAGTTAGCCAACATAATGCTTATTTCGTCCTCAGAGAAGTCGATAACGGCTTTACTCATCTTTTGTTTTCCAAAAGTACTCGTCTGTGTCGCCTAATCGCGTTAAATTACCATTTTCTACCTGATACTCTACTGTACTAACCTTAAAATCAGGAGTTAAGGGCTCTTGTGGGGTCAAAGAGTTGTCATAAACCCTCATTCTGTTGTTAGGATACAGGCAAAACTGCCCATTATCTAGTTTTAACAGGTTATGTGACTTGTGTTCAGCGGGTGTTTCGCTGGTGCTGTAGTCTACAGCGTTTATATCTGAATGATAGTTATCCAACGTACACACATAAGAACCTGTTAGTGGGCCATGATCTCTACTTAATACCTGAAAGTCCATTGAGCCGATGAATTGCTTATAAACAGCAACGACACCATAATCCATGCAATTCCAAAATTGCAAATTATTAAGCGGAAGATCAGGCGATGGAGTTTTCTTTTTGTGAAGAAACGCGCTGATAGGTAGCTTATCAAACAGAGCACCATATTCAGGTAAATAAGTTTCAAAGTAAAACGCCCGTCCAGGAATAGATTTAGCACTAACCCAGACTCCAGCGACAAATTCCCCATGTCCATCTTTGTGATCCCTTAAATATTCTTTTCTAACCCACACATCTTTCGAGGGTAAATTACAAATAAGCTCACTCATCCTTTTCTATACCTAACTCTTTATCTAAATCAAACGACTCTCCGTCAATTACAATAGGCTCTTGGCTTCTATCATCTTCTACCTTAACTAACTTGTTTAACTTAACGCGTAACTTCTCACGCAAATCGTCAGTGGATTGATGAGTTACTGTAATCTCGGACTTTTCTGCAAACAAGCTAACGTCAGACATCTTACCTAAAAGCTCCAAAGCTCTAATACGAACTTTAGGGTCAGGGTTCTCGGTCTCTAACAATAACTTATTAGTGACAAGATGACGTATGTGAGTGGCGCTCTCCACAACAGACTGACCGAATTCTTTTAGTATATTGTTAGTTAACACAAGACTTGCAGGTGTAAGAGTGGCTGCTTTCTTTGCAGTAATTTTTTTAGATGTATCTTCAGGATTGTCTGCGTAGGCAACGGTTAGTTTTGCTGCAATGTCTTTGTCTTCTTTAGTGGGTTTTAGGTCTAGACCATGTTTCTCAAGTTCTAGTGCGGACTTAGCGGCATGTTTTGTGCGCGTCTTCAAATCTACAGGTGGCAGATTGGGCGAAAACTCAATACCTAGTTCAGGTTCTACTACTATAGTCATATGTTCTCATCGCAGGTTGTTAACCGTTGATTCATATATATACATAAAAAAAATTTTTACAAGTGATAATAAAATTACTATGGGGGGGTTCCCCTATATAGAGGGGGTGGGGGTAGAATTTGAGAAAAAAACGATTTGTTTATGGAAACTAGTATATATACTAGTAACTACATACTTGCTACAAAAAAGGTGGTGTATGGGGTGGGTGGGTGTTACTGTATGGTTTTTTGTTGTATTGGTACGGAATCCGTACCATTATATAGTTATATATAGTTATATATTGTTATTCATTGTAGATCATACCTTACAATAGTTAAATAGTTTGATATAATGTGTTTATCAAAGCGATATTGCTTTGTTTAAATCGGTACGGATTCCGTACCATAACTGAAAGGAATTTGCTCGATGCATATTCAAACTAATATTGGTAAAGCAATAAAAAACTCTAAGCCTGCTATTGGATCAAACTCTAATGGTAAAGTATATCAAGAGGCTTTGCCTTTCATACGAGACTATGGCAGGCAATTTCTTGCCAATGGAAGGGTTGTTACTAAATTAGTTGAAAAGTTTAGGTCAATAGGTTTTGGTGCCTTATGGCTTGTTAGCCCTCGACCTAAAGGCAAAGGTAAAGATGCCGTGCCGTCTTTAAATACGTTTATAACTATTGAACAGTTTGATGGTTTTAAAGCGGAACTTGTAAAGACGTTCAACGTTGACGTGCAACGTGCCTTAGCTAGACTTGCAAAGGATAGAACAGCAAAGCAAGCTGATTTAGTTCTTGCTTGGAAAGGTAAAGCAAATCAGATATTAAATGATTGTAGCAGAAACCTTGCCATTCAAGAGGATAAGGAACGTATTGCTAAGATCGAAGCTGAGGAGCAAGCCAAGGTTAAAGCTGATCCAAATTACGTACCTAAGACAGCTTCTAAGAAGCCTAGTAGAAACAAGACACCTAAAGAGGTTTACATTGGTAATATTAATCAATGTATCAGCTTGGTACAAGAACACGAGTCGACATTAAACATCGCTCAACCCGCTGATCTTGTGACATTGCTTAGAAAAGCAATCAGCTTGTTAGATAACAAAGCTAACTAAAACAAGTTAAGGTATAGCAATCATGCTATACCTTTTTAACATGGAGCAAAACAATGACAGAACAACCTTACTACACAGTAAAACAAGAAATCGCAATCGTTGCATTCGTAATTACAGTTTCATTCATCATCGCGGTAGTCGTAATCACATACGTCGACAACTACCAATACTTTAATGCATAACTAAAACAAGTTAAGGTATAGCAATCATGCTATACCTTTTTAACATGGAGAATACAATGATACATAAATACAAGACTAAAGCTGAGTATTTTCAAGCAATAATTTCAGTCATAGATTATACTGATATAACATCTGTATATATTAAATATTTAAATACATTATCACTTGAGAAAATTGAAGATGCTTACAAAGATGTGTTTAAACATTACACAAAGGGAGCAAAGCAATGAAACAGTTAAATGAAATACCACAACTACAAAGTAAAAGACGTGTTATAAAAGCACACGTTGTTAACGATTTTAAACAACATCAAAAGAAAATATTTTGGCAAGACTTAATATTATCTTCAATACTATTTGCAATGTTAATTGCTACTGTTGTTATCTTTACTTTTAATATTGATACATCTTTAAACTAATAACTTGGAGGGCTTTTTAGCTCTCCTTTTTTTGTGCCAATGATACCAGTTTTTAATGTAGCGTTGAGCGTTGGGTGATTTTATGTTTCATATCCCTCATACATTAACACGTTGTGGTACGGAAACCGTACCAATGATACCAGTTTTTAATGTAGCGTTTAGCCTATTGTTCGTTTTTATACTGCAATGTTCTGCGAATGTTCCGTAATGTTCGTTTTTTGCAAGTGTTAAACGTACATTATGTTTTGGTGGTACATGATGGCAGTTGGTACGGATTCCTTACCAAACGTGCTTAGTAGAATATAGTAAAACTTAGTAAATCTTTGTTTTAGAGTGTAATGTTCTTTTTTCATTTTATTACTTAGGGTACTTTTGATTTTGTTTTGTAATGTTCGGAGGTCGTGAGCGTCTCGTGGGCGATGTCCAATTCCCTTAAAAAAAGAACAATAGAACATTCCAATGATATCAATGACTTACACCCACACACCAAAGAACATTACGGAACATTACAGTACATTACATAATATACCACTAAATAACATGTTACTATGTCTTTGGTCACAGATACACACGTTATGAACTCATTTGACATAACTAGCCACTGTGTTATACTGTAAGGACAGTCAGAGAAGAGCAATTTTTTGTTATATCTCAATCAATCGGTACGGTTTCCGTACCACAACCAAGGAGTACCACATGACTATGAGAAAGAACGCTAAGATAAAGAAAGTACCACGTATTACTAGGTCAACACCTTTTACCCACGTGTGGCAATCGGGTCGGTTCATCAAGACGTACTTGCATGGGCAAGACTGTAGCAGAGTAGCCTATGCTACTACGTATCTTAATAAGTAATCAATCGGTACGGTTTCCGTACCACAACCAAGGAGAGAAACCATGACTACACCAAATGCAATTTCTACACCATCAATATCTAGTTCAGCAACACTTGTTGAGCTAGGCATCTCAAAGTGGACTGGGCGTAAGCTAGACAAGAAAGCGTCAGCAGACGTTGCCTCTGCAAACTATGCAAGTGATGGCGTTGCGAATGTCCACAAGAAATTACTTGCCAACTGTGCAGAACTAAAAGCCATTGACACTCTTGTTGGCGAGGCACGTAACACACATTACAGTATGACATTGCCATGGTCGGATACTGGATTACGATTGCTTACCACAAAAGTATTCTTCAAGTACCAAGAGACAATGAGCGAACTAAAAGATAACTTTGGTGATTGTGTAAACACGTTCTTACAAGCCTATGATTGGGAGATCACACAAGCCCAAGCTAAGCTAGGCGATCTGTTCAATCGAGATGACTATCCAACCACCGAAAGTCTATCGGGTAAGTTTGGTTTCAGACTATCATACATGCCACTACCCGAGGCAGGCGACTTTCGATTGGATATCAACACCGAGGCACAGAACGATATCAAGTCACATTACGAAACGTACTATACGACACAGATCAACAATGCCATGAATGACGTATGGCAACGTGCTTTCAAGTCCTTGTCAAGAATGTCCGAACGATTGGACTATGCAAGCCATGAGGACAAGAAATTATTTCGTGACACACTCGTTACGAATGTAATCGACATGGTGGACTTACTTGCAGTCTGCAATGTTACCAACGACAGTCAGATGGAGGCAATGAGAGTGAGACTCGAAGATACACTTCAAGGTGTTACACCCGATGCACTACGTGAGGACGCGTATCTACGTGCAGAGACAAAGAGGTCTATCGACGAGGCAATCAAATCATTACCATCATTGGATATGTAATCAATCAAACTGTAGTGACACACTACAAAAATCAAAGGAGAGTAAGACCATGACTAATCAAGCAATATCAATGTACGCATTGACAATCGACCAAACTGTAAACGCAATCAAGGTTGGGGGCAACAAGAGAACTGTACTTGTACAAGGACACATGGGGACTGGCAAGTCTTCTATCTTGTCCATACTTGCCAAGGAGTTTCCGACACATATACCATGCTATTTTGACTGCACCACCAAGGACTTGGGTGATATCACAATACCAAACATATCCAAGCTAGATGACGGCACGGGATTTGTATCGTATCTGACTAATGAAGAACTTGGTGTTCACCACAAAAAGCCAATCGTTCTTATGATTGACGAGTATGGCAAGTCTAATCCTGCCGTCAAACTAGCACTACTACGTATCATGCTCGAAAGAAAGATTGGTGGTTACACGTTACACAAAGACAGTATGGTGTTTGCCACAACCAATCTTGGAGCAGAGGGAGTTGGCGATCTCATACCACCACATGCACGTAATCGTATTGTCATGAGTGTGATGAAGAAACCAACC